AAGTTTTGCGTACTTAATTGCTGTATCAAAATCGGTTTTACGACAAAAGTAAAAACGCTCATCCATACCAGTTGGATCTGTAGCTTGACGCTCTCCAGCATCTGTATTTGTACGAGAAGCAATAGGACGAGAAATACCAAGACCAACCGCAGAACCCGATTGTTCAGCAACAAGAAAAATATTAATTTTCTTCAAAAATTCAGATGATTCTTGAATCTTATCTTCAAGCTTTTGTTGAACAGTTGGTGTCACATTAAATTTTTGTGAAACGTTTTCAACCCCATTGAGTTTAGCTAACTCAACCATGACCTTATTGTACTTAGTACGTGTTTCTGTACGCATTTTCTTTACTCTAAAAATAATTAAATTGGATTAATAAATTGCTAGAACCGACTGAATTAACAGTCGACTTCACCAACGTCTTCAGAAAATTTGCTGTTGTTAGACAGTGGTCGGGGGTGACCTTGGGGTTCTTGATCTAGCTTATTTTTCAATTGATTAAATTCAGTCTGCAGCTGCTCATGTTTGACTTTTAAGTCTGCAAACTCAGTACCCTGATTCGCTGTTTGCTGGGCAATTTCTAGAATGGCTTGTTCGTTTTGACTAAAGTTTTCTTGAGTCTGCTGTTGTTGCTGTTCTTGGGTTTTAAATAAGTTCTTAACCTTATTCACCAAGTCACTGGCAAATGACTCTTTAACTTCTTCGAATTCGAGTTTTGTTTCTTGAGCTGCAGTGAATAAATTTTCTGGACGTAATTTCTTCGCATTAAAAGGATTCTCAGTTGCTCCTGCGGCAAATGAGAGCATTTCAGTGCCAAGCGATGCAGGACTATCTGTAATCGCCAGACCAACTAAATAGGCTTGACCAGTTTTTGCAAAATTTTCATCAACTTCGATAGATGTATAAATTTTTTGATTTTTTTGGTTTAAAGCTATCAAATTTTCATTTGGTTGGATCTGTGCAAACAAGGCATCTTTCTGTTCACCATTGATCGTAACTTTTTCCGTTTTAAGGGCGATCACATCTCCATAAGCTCCGAAAATACCATCTGGAGAAACGCCCTTAATGTGCTCTAAATTGATACGAGCACCATAAGTGTTCAGATTGTAAGTTTGCGCCATTTGGATGATCCATTCAGATTGAATTTCACGACCATCTGTAGTGTCACCAGCCACGGCAACTCGAAACCATTTCGATTTAAATTTTTTCGGCTGTGTTTTTTCAGTCATTCTGCTGTACCTGTTGCAAGGTTTTTTCGGGCAATTTCAATAGGTGCAGAATGGGCAATATTAGTTATGTGTAGCAATTGAGCATGCTTGTATATAACTGACATACAAATTGCCATGACTGATAAAAGCTAACTTGCCTGCCATCGTTTGCGGATGAAATTAAATCAATCCGTAAACCATGAATGAATTATCACAGTTAGCTAATCTTGAGCTGATTCTAGATAACAAATTAAAAGCCAAGTTTCTCTTTTGGCTTGGCTGGAAAATTGTCGATATTGCTGAAGCGCTAGACGAAAATGAGCGTACAGTTCAGGCTTGGAAAACCAGAGAAGAGTGGGATAAAACACGATCAGAAAGTCGTGTTGAAGAAGCATTAACAGTTCGCTTAATGACTCTCACTCTAAAGAACAAAAAATCGAGTGGAGACTATAAAGAATTAAGCGAATTATTTAAAAATTATAAAGAATTTGCCCGAATTGAACGTTATAAAGAAGGCGGTAATGAAGCGGATCTAAATCCAAATATTGCCAAGCGTAACGCAGCACCCAAGAAGAAAAAAGAAAATAATCAATTCACTGAAGAACAAGTTGAACAACTTATTTCAGCCTTTGAAGATAGTCTATTTGACTATCAGCGCGATTGGTATAAAGCAGGCAACCAACGTACTCGAGTAATTCTCAAAAGCCGCCAAATTGGTGCGACATGGTACTTTGCCCGTGAAGCTTTGGTCGATGCTGTTAAAACAGGTCGGAATCAAATTTTCTTATCTGCTTCAAAGGCGCAGGCTCATATTTTCAAAGAATACATTAAAGGTTTTGCATATGAGGCTTGCGGAGTTGAATTGGTCGGAGATCCGATCGTACTGCCAGATAACAATCAAGCTTCATTGTCATTCTTAGGTACAAATTACAGAACTGCCCAAGGCCACCACGGTAATTTTTATTTCGATGAGTTTTTCTGGACGTTTGGCTTCACAGAACTAAACAAAGTAGCTTCGGCTATGGCTTTGCATAAAAAATGGCGTAAAACCTATTTTTCAACGCCATCTACAATGGCGCATGAAGCTTTCACATTCTGGAATGGAACACGTAATAACCGTGGGCGACCTAAAGACCAAAGACTCGATATCGATGTATCACATGATGCATTAAAAAATGGCCGCTTATGTGAAGACAAAATGTGGCGTCAAATCGTTACGATTTTAGACGCTGAAAATGGCGGATGTGATCTATTCGATATTGATGAATTGCGATACGAATATTCACCTGAAGAATTTGCAAATCTTTTGATGTGCCAATTTATTGATGATGGCGCATCTATTTTCCCTTTAGCAATGCTTCAACCATGTATGGTTGACTCATGGGAAGTTTGGGCTGATGACTTTAAACCATTCCATGCTAGACCATACGGCAATAATCCTGTTTGGATTGGTTATGACCCCGCAGAAAGTGGTGATAGTGCAGGCTTAGTAGTTGTAGCCCCCTCCCCTGTTCCTGGTGGGAAATTTCGAGTGTTAGAAAGAATCCAATTCCGTGGGATGGATTTTAAAAATCAGGCAGAAATGATCCGCCAAACAACACTACGTTATTACGTGACTTATATCGGTATTGATATCACTGGAATGGGTACAGGTGTATCTCAATTAGTTAAGCAGTTTTTCCCAAATGTCACTGAGTTCAGTTATTCACCTGAAGTAAAAACCAGACTTGTACTTAAAACAATGGATGTCATTAGAAATGGCCGTCTTGAGTATGACGCAGGGTGGACTGATCTTTCCCAATCATTAATGAGCATTAAAAAAACGCTTACAGCAAGCCAACGTCAAATGACTTTTACAGCAGGCCGTTCTGAAGAAATAGGACACGCGGATCTAGCCTGGTCTCTCATGCATGCACTTTATAACGAACCACTTGAAGGCCAAACACAAATGAATCAATCTTTCATGGAGATCTATTAATGAATCCCCTATCGACTGCAAAAAATTTAGTTAGTTTTGCCAAGAGCCAATTACCAGTTTTTCAAAGCAAAACAACCAAACAAGAATCAATGGCATTTACTTTTGGTGATGCCGTTCCAGTCCTCAATGGAAATGAATTATCGGATTACATGGAATCATGGTTCAATGGCCGATGGTATGAACCTCAGGTCAGTATGAGTGGTTTAGCCAAATCATATAAATCGACACCATATTTAAATAGCGGAATTATTTTTAAACGTAATTTTCTGGCTAATCTTTTTATTCCTCATGCAAAGTTAAATCGAAAAGGATTTGAACAAGTTGCTTTAGATTATGTTTGGTGTGGAAATACTTACTTAGAAGAAATCAAATCACGACTCGGAAGTGTCATTCAGTACAAACCTGCTTTAGCAAAATATATGCGTCGTGGTGAATACTCTGATCAGTTCTTTTTACTTTGTGATGACCATAAAGGCTATCAAGAATTTGAATTTTATAATCGTGTTTGTCATATTCGGGAAACAGACATTGATCAGGAAATTTATGGAGCACCTGAATACATATCTGCTTTGCAAAGTGCATGGCTAAACGAATCTGCTACCTTATTCCGTCGTAAGTATTACAACAATGGATCTCATGCTGGGTTCATCTTATATGTGAATGATGCAGCGCAGGATCCAAATGATATTACAGCCTTGCGTCAGGCTCTAAAGGATAGTAAAGGACCAGGGAACTTCCGTAATTTATTTTATTACGCACCGGGTGGAAAAAAAGATGGTATCCAGATCTTGCCTGTTTCTGAAATTGCAGCAAAGGATGACTTCACCAATATTAAATCAATCACGCGTGACGATACCTTAGCGGCACTCCGCATACCTCCACAACTCATGGGTATTGTTCCAAATAATACTGGCGGTTTTGGATCAATTAAAGATGCAGCAGAAGTGTTTTATCAAAATGAAATTGTTCCACTCCAGTCACGGATGCAGCAGCTCAATGAATGGGCTGGAGATGAGATTATTAGATTTAAGGAATATGACTTAAAAAATGTGAATTAAACACCTAAAAGAACAAAAGCCAGCATTAGCTGGCTTTTTTTATGGATTTTAATAATTACCCACAAATGAGAATATTTATCATTTATACCATCCAGACCACTCGGCCAAACGCAGTCACCCGCGCGCCTGCGGTTCATCTAAATGAGGCTATATTACTGCACACTGTTTCACTGCGTGATGAATCTAGAGAACCTATGAAACTTAGGCTATTGAACCTATAAAACCAAAATATTAATACTGCATTTCACTGCACAACAACTAAAATCTCTGTTCAGGTTCATAGATGCCTTTTATTATTTGGAAATTACGTTTTCGTTCTTCAATTTCTTTCTTAGTTATATTTTCCAGTTTGAAGGCATCAATGACAGAAAAAGGAATATTTAAAATATTATTGATAGAACGTAATTGAGTAGGTTCACATGAGCTATAACACGAATTTTCTATGTTCTTCAGAATAGCGAAACGATCTTCACTTTTACGAAAATCACTATCAAAAATATAATCTTTAGCTCTTTCTAAATCATCAAATTCAAAAAAGCCACAGTTATAAAATTCATCATTGACGAGAATTACTTTGCATCCAAGAACTTCATAATTTTTCTTAATAGGATCATTTAAGACTTTCCAATTACGGACGTCATGAAGTTTTCTTAAATTACTATCTTCAGTAAAGAAATTATTAAAAAATCTACTCCCCATAAAAATAAGATCAGGGAATGAATCATATTTCAATACATACTCATCAAAAGACATT